CCGCAGGTACATGGTAAATCATGAATTCTGTAAGGTTTACACGCATTTCTTCAAGCTGCGTCTTAGCCATAACCAAGCGGATTGCTATTTCATACGTCTCCCCATCGGGTTCGTATATCTTTTCTATTCTTTCCTCCTCTACCCTAATAGCATCCGCACAAGCTTTGTAGTTCTTAAAGAATGCAACCAACTGATCCCCGATTTCCGTGTAAATGGCTTGCTCGTCAAACTTAGCTTTCTTCTTTGGCTTAAGGTCTTGAACGCTTCTTTCGGCAGGTTTAGGCTCAGAAAAAAGGGATGTTATCCATCCCCATATTCCTTTCACCTCTTTGCCTATTTGTTTAACCTCTCCAATTGTTTTTTGGACATCTTTTACAAGCGCCTTGCCCTCGTTGTACATACTGCACAACTCTTTGACCCCGGCAAAAGCAGCATTAGCCGCCTGGAAAAGAAGTAAGAACTCAATTTTATCTAAACCTCGGTCCTGACAACCACATGGTTGCTGTGTATCTAATGCCCTTTGTAACAGGCGTTACCTGATGTTCTAAAAAAGACGGAAATGCAATGATTGATCCCATCTTTAATTCTGGCGTGAATTCTTGATACATTCTTAACTGCAATAGACCACCTTCAAATTCACTTGGATCATTCATCAAACAAACCACTGTTACTTTTCTATCAGACGGCGCACCGCTAAGTGGAAACACATCTACATGCCAGTTATATTTTTGTCCTACGCCATACTCAGCATATTGGACTGCTTCATGGTTATCAATTAAAAAATCCCATTTGCATTCAATATTGGCAAGTTTTCCGTATCCAAGCATTCTGTCGCCAAACCAATTATCAATAGATGTAAATCTAACAGTTGTGTTACGTTGTGTGTGATCTATATTGTCTGATGTTATACCCATAGTGGCATCTTTAGGAGCTATGTTCATGTACTCCATAGCTGCTTGTTTGCATTCCTCAATAGGAACTTGACCAAGATACCAAATGGGTAGATGTGACATTAGCTTCCCTCTGTAGGCGGTACATAGCCAGGAGGCGCTGGTATTTGAAGATGCGCTTGTCCCATTTGAATTTGGCCAGATTGAATCAATTGCATGATCACTTCATGTGCCGCCGCATGGTCATCGTGCTCAGAATGAACTTCGCCATTGATATGAATTTTGTATTCTCCAGCCATTTAAATCTCCTTAACAATAAATATAAAATGTACCACTATAAGGCCATGCACTTCCACTCCAATACACAGTCAATTGCGTAGATGTAGAAGACCCACCACTAGTTGTATTACCAGCAAAATAATTATGCGCATAAGGGCTTGTTGTATTGACATTTGAAAACGTACAAGTTCCCACGCTACCATATCCTACATAATAAGGAACGTTACCAAACGTAGCTACTGCAACGCCCACAGTGGATGGTAAAGTAACACTGACAGAACCAGTGGTTGCCCCATCTCCTGGGTAACCCATATTTACACTTGTTGAATAAAAATAAGCTGATGTACCAGGAGACCCTGTTGGTCCTGTTGGGCCAGGTCCCCCTGGAGAACCTGTCGGGCCTGGAGATCCTGTTGACCCGGTTGGTCCGGTTGGTCCGGTTGGTCCGGTTGGACCTGAAATACCTGATGCCCAAACACCGTCTCCACGTATAAATGTAGAACTTGATGGTGTTCCAGTTACAGGCGGAATAGCCGTTACGCTACTAACAAGTGTTCCAGATACTGGCAAAGTAACGTTTGTTGAAGCAGTTGCTGCTATTGTTCTTGGGTATGCTCCAGTAAAACTTACGTTACCTGCGTTTGTTATTAGTCCGCCTGACGTTCCCGTGTTTGCTGCGTAAAAATTAGTTCCGTCCGTGTAAACGGTCATAGTTACGCCGTAAGGAATAGTAACAGTAGATCCGCCTGACCCTGTTACTTGCATTGTTATTGTGGTATTAATGCTTGTTGTGTTGTTAAATATAATGTACAACTTCTGTGATCCACTAGGCGTGTTAACTGTACATGCATTTCCAGATACACCACCTGTAAATATTAATGCCGCAGCAACAGCTTGATTGTTAGCTAAAGTAGTAGTTGCACCGTTTAAATACGTTAATGCATAAGGTGTAGTACTAAGTGCTATAGATTGAACACCTGAAATAGCTTGTTCTAGTATGTATTGGAAGTTATTATTGGTGGTTGTCCCCCAGGTTCCAGCCTGATCGCCTGGTCCCATGAGTTGAATTCTTAGATCACTTGAATATGAACTTGACATGTTTTATCCTTTTAAAACTTTCCTTCTGCAAAAACATTAACAAAAACTGTTCCGTCTTCTGCGGCTTCAATTTCATGCCAATCGTTTTCAACTAAATTAATGGGTTGTGTTTCTTTGGTTGCAATTATTTCTTTTCCCTCTTTACGGATATAACAAGATCCAGAAGTGCAAAATGTTGCATGGGCATATGCATGACTATGTTTTGGCAAACCTTCACCTTTGTTGGCATGAAATATATTAATTCTTGCGCCATCATAAGCAAACGTGTGTGCAGGATTTATGTTTGTTACGCTCATAATGTTTGTGTCCCTACTGATATAGGCTGAGGTGATGCTGCTGGATCCTTGACTATTTGATTTAAATCAACTGGATTTTCTTTAAGAACACCAAGTAAAACTAGTTGATCTGCAAGAGCATATTGCTGTTGAATTTCCATATTTTTAATTTGTTGTGCGCTTGGGGTATTTGTTGGGATATTTGATGGTGTTTGTACATTTGAAACTCTTGTAATTTGAATGCTCTGATTAACAAGAGGAGTTATAAAACTTAAGTCTGTTGTTGCATTTCTTGCTGCTACAACTTCTTGTGGAGAAGTAAACTGTTTAATAATTGCTTCAAGCTCTTCTTGATTAGAAGGCAAAGGAGATTTGAGTTGAATTTTTGCCCAACTTCCATCATCATAAATAACATCTAACTGTTTTTCAACTTCATTAAAATTTGTAATTGTGTAGTGAACTGTTGTGTGATCCATTATTTATCCTAAGTTTCCTAATATTGTTCCAGAGTTGTTAAGTGTAGTCGATGCGCTGCCTTTAACTAAATAGTAACCTGCTGCACCACCACCTGAACCTCCAGACCCTGTTGCGCCACCAGAACCTCCTAATCCATTACTGTAGTTTCCGTTATATCCAGTATTTCCAGTTGCGCCAGTATTTCCAGTTCCACCAGAGCCTCCAGAGTTTCCGTATGTTCCTCCAGTTCCACCTGTGCCTCCAGTTCCTCCTGTTCCTCCTGTACCGCCTTGTCCCGCATTGTTTCCAGGTGCTGCACCTGCGCTACCTCCAGAACCCCCAGAACCTGTTGAACCTCCAGTATTGCTTTGGTTATAACCTTGTCCTTGACCGCCAGAACCACCGCCTCCACCAGAACCACCGCTTCCACCTGCTCCACCCGCTTGATATGCGTAGTTTGGTGTACAACCTGTATGCTGATATTGTCCAACTGAATATGCTTGTTGCCAATATGGGAGTGGGCTATGATATTGCGCTTGTTTTGGACCTACTATATAAGATCCTACTCCGCTACCATAAGTAGTGCCTGTCCAACAAGGAGCTGATGTACTTATACCTTGCCCTAAATAACCAACAGTAACAGAATTCCACACTATACAAGAGTCAGGTGCTTGTGTATTTATATAAACATAACTTCCTGGACCAAACGGATTAGATAAACCAGGCCATGAATATTGATAAACATAACTGTAAGTAGGTGTGTAGCTAGATACATATTGTCCAGTACCGCCTTGACCTCCTGTACCACCAGAGCCACCACTACCACCTGCACCTCCGCCTCCACCACCACCTTCAATAACACCAAAGTTATTTATAGTTACAGTTTGGTTCGGATATGCCGCATATAAAGCAGGACCACCAATACCGCTATTTGCTGAACCTCCTGCACCCGCAATAGTTCCGTAGTTGTTGATAAGAATGGTTGAGCCACTAGGAAATTGACCCACATTCAGCGCATAACTTCCCGTACTTGTTGCACCAAAAACTCCTGATGCGCCAATTAGTACTTTATATGTAGTTACAGTAGCGGGGGATCCAAATGTACTTGTGTACACATTGTAGTTAGTTACTGTAGAGTTGATGTACGCAGAAGCATGAGCATTATTTAAATCTACATTAGTAGATCCTTGATTCGTCATTAATTGAAATGTTGAATCATTAAAACTAAACGAAGCAGTAGATGACCTACCTAAAGCGGTATTAACATCAGATACTGCAATTTGTCCAGTTATAGGTGTAGCCATTATGGTGTTCCATAAGCAGTAATGTTAGCTTTAGCTATAAAGTTACCAGATGAATCCAAAGACCCTACGTTTGTACCGTTGTAATTAAAATAAAGTTTGGTGCCGCTAGGTGTCACATTCCACCCACCAGAATTGGCAAGACTTGATGCGCTTCCCGTGGTATTTTGATTTAGCGTAGGAATATCAGCTGTTGTTAAAGACCTAAACGTGGGGGCGGCTGCACTACCAGATGATGGTCCAGCAAATAAAGTATTAATAGGTTGTGTAGCCAATGTTCCAGTTAATGTTCCTGTGGTTGTAACGGGAGATCCAGACACATTAAATACAGACGATGGAAGTGCAAGCCCAACACTTGCCACCGTTCCGCTACTAGAAGCATTAACTGTTACTGCTCCAGTTCCGCCAGATGGAGATATGGATACGTTTGTACCCGCAACAATTTGAGTAACTCCTCCGCCTACATAACCTGATATATCAGCCGTGGTTAATGCCCTAAAAGTTGGAGTGGCTGGGCTACCAGTAGATGGACCAGAATAGACCGTATTAGCCGTTTGCGCCGTAAAAAGTGGTTGCGCTCCCAGAGCGGTTAAGGCATTTGCAGCAGTTGTTGAATTTGTTCCGCCATTTGCAATTGCTACTACGCCAGTAACGTTAGCTGCATTTCCCGTTGTGTTTAAACCAGTAACCGTTGTAACAGTATCCCCAAGACGAACCGCAGTTGAACCTAAAGTAACAGGCGTAGCAAAATTAGTATCCAACTGTCCTAACTGGATATTGCCAACATCATTTCCAAATATGTAAGGTACGCTCATTGTTTATTATTAACTCCTGTCCAGTTTGGATTATTGACATCTACAATGCTTGTCCAAGTATTTGAATTTGAATCATTAATTGCAGTCCAGGTTAAAGTCTGAGCACTATTAACTTTGGACCAGGTAACAGTTTGGGAATCGTTTACACTACCCCAAGTAACTGTTTGACTATCATCAATTTTAATCCAATATGTTACAGAAAGCGAGTCAAAAAACACAATAACTTCGTTTATCGTTGGATTATAAACCGCTACTGCCGTAACCGCATCCGTTGTTACTATGGTGTCGGCAACATTTCCGGCAAAATTAGCGTTGGAAGTTTCAGTATCTGACAGGCTAAAAGATTCCGCAGTAGTTCCAAACTGCCCCCTAAATCCAGTCTCTACGTCTGTAAATGTAATAGCATCAGATATGCTAGTTGGGTATCCGGCATTTCCAGTCTCTACATCGGTTAGCGTAAATGTTTCTGCCGTTGTCGGTACATAGTTAGCCGTGGCAGAGAATTCTGAATAAATCCATCCAACCACATTTCCAGAATTGTTAACCCACTGAACAACTTGGTTTGAGTTATTTACCCATACAGCAATATATTCAAAAGCAAAACTTTCTACTGCATTTACTGCATATCCTTGGGTTGTGGTTTCAGCGTCTGTTAAGCTAAATGTTTCTGCCGTGGTCGGGAAAAACCCTTGGAATGCGTTTTCTGTGTCGGCTAATGTAAAGGCTTCGGTTGTGCTTGAGGCAAAGTTGGCGTTTGTGGACTCTGTATCCGCTAGAGTAAAAGACTCCGATGTAGATGTTGGAAATCCTTGTGTTGCAGACTCCGCGTCTGTAAATGTAAACGCCTCATCTGTTTGTGCTAGGGCATACCAAGTTGCAGATTCTGCATCACTAAAAGACTGGGTTTCAGTTACGTTCTCATAGAAATTAAACTGTGAGTTCTCCGCCTCAGACAACGCAAAGGTCTCGGATAGCGGGTTATAAAATGCTGCATTTGCTGCTTCCGCGTCCGACAGGGTCGTGGATTCACTTACCGATAAACTCAGTATTTGTGGCGGTACGCCCAGCGCATTGAACGGGGACTGGGCAAATGCATTTAGCCCAAACACACTTAAACGTCCGTTGCGCCTTGGTATTGAGACATTGTTTTAAGAACTGTGTATATTGCAGGCATGAGTTCGCCTTTACCTGCCAAGTCTGCAAGACCAATATAGTGTGCATCTTCTCTCACTGGGCTTAGATTTGAATCTCTAGCATCCTTTGAGAAATGCACAGATACCTGTACTTGGATGTTGTCTTTGTTTCCAAAAAAGTTTGTTACTCTAGCATAAGCCTCTGGTGCTGCTGCGCCAAATTGAGTTGATGAAAGGTTAAGTTGTAATGCCATGATTTTCTCCGTTAAAAAAGTTTATAAAAGTTCTGCCGTATCTAAACGACAATTCCAGTTAATTGTAGTGCTTGCCGCACCTGTTACCTTAATACCCAAACCTCCGTTTGTCGTATCTGCCGTTACCGCTACGTTAGCTGCCATTCCCCAACCCGCAGTAATTGCCCCTGCCGTTGCTGCAAGTAAATTTACCACAGGTGTTCCTACAATTGCTACTGTGGATGTCGCTGCTCCTGTGCGTTGAATAACACCTTTTATTTCCCAACCTGCTACATCTGTTGTAGCCGTGTTTTTAGCAGAGACTATGCCGTGGAATGTGTATACGCTAGATGTTCCTGTTGCGGGAGCGGGAAGAACTGGTATATTTGTTGAACTAGGAGTTGAGGCATTATCAGATAATAATTCTGTTGCAGTTGCATTTGTTGTTTGTACAGTTAAAACAAATTGTTCGCTTTGTGATTGTCCATTTGTTGCCGAAATATTATTTCTTCCTGCAAATGCAACAGCTCCAGTTATTCCTCTTGTTGTATTGTAATATCCTGCAAGTATTGCCGAATAATTGCCAGAAGCTTGATTATTGCCACCGGCTAAAACACTTGAATGAGCCGCTGATGCTTGGTTTCCATAACCCGCTAAAACACCTGAACTTAATCCAGAAGCAGTATTTCCTCCATATCCAAAATTTCCGTAATCACCACCGCCCCCAACAAATGATGCCTCTCCAGAAGCGGTATTATTAAGACCACCTGCAACTGTAGATAAAATACCTGAAGCCGTATTCTTATTTCCCCCACCAACAAAACTCCAATCTCCAGATGCTACGTTTCTGTTTGCACTAGTTCCTGCGTCCCCGCCTCCACCTATAAACGAATAGGATCCAGTAGCCTGGTTATTGCCCCCGCCTACTACTACTCCATGAGGTGTAAAGAAAGATAAAAGTGGTGAGCCAGATGCGTTAGCGTTTTGAGATAGGGTTAGTGAGGTTCCTGAAATGGCGGCTACATAGGTGTAAGAAACAATGCCTGTACCAGTTATTAACTGACCAACTTTAATGCTTGCATTTGAGCCACTTAATGTGACTGCTGTGCTACCACTTGTTACTGTAGTTGTTCCTTGAGTTGTTACCGCAGATGCAGAAGTTCCTGAATTTGATGCGCCTCCACCAATTAAATTATAAAACCCCCCTGCGGTATTGCTTTGACCACCAATCACAGTAGCAAGGTCTGAAGAAGAAGTATTAGAAGAACCACCACCAATATAGCTAATGTTTCCTGTTGCTGCATTGTTATATCCGCCATTAACAACGGTCCAGCTATTTCCCGCCCTATTATTAGAGCCACCTAAAATTGCTGAATATGCGCTTCCTGCAACTTGGTTAGCATTACCCCTAGCAGTCTGCCAATCAACCGCATTAGCACCCCTAGCATTACCACCTGTAGAAGCTACACCTGTGTTTGGTTGCGCTTGTAATGCGCCTGTTCCTGCGGGTTGGACGAATACTGATCCGTCATTTTGTAAACCAATAGAAGACACACCGCTGAATGAAAGCGTGGGTGTTCCATAAATCGCAGATGTTGTGGTTGGGACATAGGTGTTAGTTACTGAACCAAATTCTAATTGTGCCCCCCAAAGATAAATAACATTTCCAGATGTTACTGTTAATGAATTATCTGCATCTGAAATACCATAATCAATGTAAGGATAAACTGCCGTTGATACACCAGTTGCACTACATCTATACCAACCACTTCCAACAGATGTTATTGATGCAGTAACACCAGAATTAGTTGTGCCAACAGTTCCTGTATTTAGATTAAACCAAGCGTACGAATTTGCATTAATAAAAGTTAAAGTAATCCAACCATAATTAGAAGTGCCTTTTTTGAAATATATTGAACCCGTATAAATAGAACCAGAAGATGTGTTAGAACCTAATCCTCTTCTGGCGGCAGATTGAGTTCCTGATGCCGTTAACGTAGAAGCAGTTGTTGTTGAATCTGGTGCGGTTGTAGAATTTCCAGTAAGTGTTGCTCCATTTAGTGTTGACCAATTTGTTCCATTAATTGCTTGGCTATAAACGACAAAATTCTCACCAGTACCCTTTAAAGTCTCAGTCTGTCCTGTAATAGTAGTAAACGTACCTGTAGATGGTGTAGTTCCTCCCAGGCTGGGTACATAGGTATTTCCGCTTGCATCTTGGTATATGGCTTTCTCTGCGGGATAGTCCACCCACACGTTCATCAAGTTACCCGCAAAGTTAATCAGCGAAGTAGTCTGTGATGAATTAGAAAGAACAGTCGTACGCGTTAACGTACTGCCTGACGTAGTATAAGTACCAATCCCAACTTCCCATGTATACGCAACTGTATCGTAAATCGTATAGTAACAAGTGTTCCCGTTGCCAACGCCGTTGGCAAAAGATTGGTATCCATTGACCGCGCCATTTAGGGTAAGAGTACCCGTACCACTTGTAGTGGATGTCTCCTGGACACGATCCGACAGAACTAGAGCCATTTATTAACCCGAGGCTGACAACGAGTACGATACATTTATTGTGTCGCCTGACGATACTGTCTTAGAACCCGCAGAGAAATCTCCTGCGCTAAATAAAATACCTGTTGTGTTATCAATTGTAGATGAACCGCCCACGTTAATGAACGCACCCGCAACAGTTCCTGATCCAGTCATGCTAAACACAACCGCAGCAGAAGTTACCAAAACAGATGGGTTAGCTGTGGTAGGTGTTGTAAAACTTGGTGTCTTTCTTGTACCAGAATATGTAGGAGCGTTAGCGCCTCCGACTTCCAACCAGCTTGCATGACTGGCTTGTGTATCTGAATAAGAAGGTGAGCCTGTACCCATTAGTCCCATGTAAATGGCGTTTGTAGCCGAGGGAGAAATAAAGTAAAAGTTCAGTAAGTTCTGACGACCCACGTTTGTGGTTAGGTTCTCAATATGGTCAGACCATTTAAGATTGCCCTGTGCGTCATAGCACTCAGCTTTATATATACCTTGCAGACCAAACAGTTCTGTCTGCCCCGCGCCTCTGGTGACCGTAGCATCTACTACGTCTCCTATGATTGAAATCTCATTACTCATGATGTTTCCCTATGAAATAGTAATAATTGATGAAGTAGGACCCACTGGCGGAAATTGTACGGTAAAAGTATTACCCGAAGTTTTGTCTGATCCAAAATCAAGAACACATACCGCTGGGTTTGTTGTTCCATTATTTAGATAAATCAATGCGCCCCGAGCAGTTAAAGCTCCATTCCATATTGCATTTGCAAAATTAAGATAGGCTGGGTTATTGGCATTTAACTGTGCGTTAGACCCTGTTGTAGGCGTTTGGGATACAGTTAACAACTGTCCCCCGGCGGTATATCCTGAGCCTGTTGTCTCACCTAAAGATGTATACGTAGTTGTCAATTCATTCAGCGTTGCTGCGTTTGTATAAAGAGCAATATAGAATGTCTGCCCGGTTGCAAAGTTATACACCCCAGACAACATTCCAGTCTTGAATACATCACATGCCCAGTTTCCTGTAAAACTCAAAATACCACCTCAAAATTGTTATGTTTACTTAAGTTTACTTTTGCAGGAATAACTTGTAAATTATGTGGTACGTGCAAACCAGAAACTTTTTTACCTTGAAGTGGGATTATATGGTCTACATGCCAACTAAAACCAAACATTTTAGTACGTAACGCAGCTAGTTCATATGCTTGTTCTATCATCCAATAATCGTCTTGGATTAGCCAATTAGGAGTTCTTTGAAGTTTTGCTGTACGACGTTTTGCTTCTTTACATGCATTTTTATGTGGGTTTGCTTTTATATAAGCACTATTTACAGAAAGAATGTGTTGTTTGTTTTTAACATAGCGTTGCTGAAAGTATTGCTTACGCAAAGGGTTTTGAACCGTATCATATGCTTGTTGAACTTGTTTAATTTTGTCAGCATTAGTTATTTTGTATTGTTTTTTGTACTCAGCTACGCAAGCTTTGCACCACGTGCGATAACCACCTTTGGCATTGCCTTTATGATAAAAATCAAAAGGTTTTTCTTGTTTGCATTTAGTACATGTTTTCATGTAACAGCCTGTCTATATTGACCACTTCTATAACTGTCTTGCCTTTCAAGACCATCGCCAAGACGTTTAGCTTGTGCTAATGCTTCAGCATATTTTGTGTTGTAAAGGGTAAGCATATCTGTCTCACCCTTCATGTATGTATAAGCTTCTACCAAGCATCCATAAAGAAGAACTGCATCGTAACTGTCCCCGAGCCATGTAATTCCTGATGAATTGCTGACTGTGCTAACTGTGGCTGCAAAGTTAGTTCCGCTGCTTCCAATGTAAGATGAAGACACTGTAATTGTATCTCCAACCACGTAGTAAGCTCCTCCACTGACAATGGTGATTCCTGTCACCACTCCGCCAGAGGATACTGTTATTGTTGCTACTGCTGAATTTCCATTCCCGCCTGTTACTGGTACATCGTAATATGTACCCGCTGTATATCCTGTCCCGCCCGTTGATATTGTTGCGGCAGTGATTGCACCTTGGATAATTGTAGGCGGATAAAAATAATAATGAAGCTCTACGCCGTAAGCCTGGTCAGGTGTTGGGCCAAGCATAAAACTGAGCAA